AGATCCAGCGAAGGACGCGCGAAGCCATGGAGCCATCACGAGTTGATCTTAGTGAAGGCGCATTGCCGGAGGCACCTCCTCCTCCGCAGCAAGAGCCACTTGATGAAACCCTCCCCATCCAGAATCCAGCAGAGTACCAAGAGGAAGAAGCCTAATGTTGACCAAGAAACAAATGATGGGACTGATCGATACCCACAAGAGTCGGTCTTTCATTGACCAGCGAGAGTGGGACAAGGTCCGCTGCTGGTACACGAGTGATGCGTCAAGCAGCTACACCCAAGATCTTCCCCAGGGTGCTGGAAGTCCTGCGGACTCCACGGACGATTTGTCTCTGGAGACCAACTACCCTTATGCATTCGTGGACACGATGGTCGCGAACATCTGTCCGAACAATCCAGAAGTTACTGTCAACGCACGACGCAAGCACCTTCACGAGCCTGCAAAATATCGAGAGGCACTGATCAATGACACCTTCCGTCGTTCGGGCATTCATCGGATTCTATGGCGAGCAGCTACGATGGCGAGCGTCTACCCACGTTCTTTCGTCAAAGTGGTTTGGAACTTTCGTAAACGCTCTCCCGACTTCCTTGTTGTGGATCTCCGTCATGTTTGGTTTGATCTCGCTGCCGAGCGTTGGGAGGACATTCGGTATCTGATTGAAGTCACGGTTCTCACTCGGGAGGATTTCAATGCCCGCATCAAGGGCAAAGGAAACAAGAGTGACCGTCCCTACGATCCAGAAGTCGCGGAGAAGGCCCAGTTCGGTGCCTATCCAGAGTGGCTGCGAGACCGTCTGAAAGATCAGTCCCTCATGAACGACTCTTCCAAAGAGGTGTTCGAGTGGGTCACGGTCTATGAGATCTACGACTTCTCGGGCGAAGGTCGCTACTACCACTACCTGGAAGAGCAGGAGGAGCCGTTGTTTGCTGGCGAGCTTCCCTACCGATTCGCTCGCAATCCTTTCTACCGTCTGTCGTTCAACGACAACTTGCAGGACATCGGCGGTCTGAGTGACGTGACTCTGATCCAGCCAATCCTTGAGCGCTTGAATGAGTTGGACACGCTGATGCTCTGGTTTGCCCAGACGGCGATTCCGATCACCATGCTCAACTCCGGGCTGGTAGACAATCCCGAGCACATTCGCAATCAACTGCGTACCGCAACCTCTCCGGGCTCAATCGTAGAGGTGGCAGGAAAAGCAAATGCCTCGATCCAGGACATCATCGGACACACCCAAACCCCAAGCCTCTCGCCGGAGTTCATCGCTACCCGAGACCGATGCATCCAGATCATCGAGTTTATCTTGGGTATTCCACAATACTCTCGGGGAGTGGTCGGTGTGTCTGACGTGGCAACTGAAGTCGCCCTCGCAGATACTGCGACAAGGACTCGCAACGGTCGTCGGCAGAAAGAAATCTACGACCTGATCGGTTGGCAATCACAAACCATCATCGGGCTCTACGAGGAGTTTCTCGCAGACGACGAGATTCTTCCTGTTCGCATGCTGCCTAATGCAGAAGTCGTCGAGATCACCCGGGCATCTATGATGGCTCGCGAGATTCTCGCAAGTCGCGGCGAGGAACCTTTGGAGTATGACTATGAAGCTGTTCCATACTCTCCCACCGAAAACAACCGGCTGGTCCAACTTAGGAACTTGCAGCAGTTCTTCCCGCTTCTCCAAGAGAACTCACAGGTTGATCAGAACACCCTCATTCGTAAGCTCTGCGAGCTACTACAGATGCAGGATGTCCTCAAGAGTTCAGAGCAGCTTGAACAAGAAGCTGCCCAAGCGCAGCAGCAGGCCGCCCAGGCGCAAGCGAGTTTAGCGCAGCCTCCCGCTCCCGGTGGACAAGACACCATTGCAAGTGGTGCTCTGCCCCCTGAGACTGAGCCGATGCTTCCTCCCAATCCCGCAGGCTTTGGCCCGGGTGGTGGAGAGGCCAGTCCTCTGACTGGATTCGGTGGCGCTCCGTTTGATCTCGATCCAAACATTCCAAGGAATCAGTAATGCCTACATACAACGGACGATGTGACTCGTGCGGCGAGTTCGAAGACATGATGAAGGCGAGTGAGTATCTCAAGCAAGACGGTCTCTATTGTCCGGTGTGCAATGAGAAAGCCACAACACTGATTCGAAAGGCACCTGCGATTGTCGGACCAATGCCCTCCAAGACTCTGCATATCGACCAGATCGGGCAGAACTTCTCCTCTCCGGAAGAAGAGCGGGCGTACTTTAGCCGCCGCAAAGATCGTGAGATCGTCAGTAAAGATGACCCCAAGTGGATCAACCACTACGATTCAGTTCGCAACCAAGCAGACCGAACAGCCAAGAAACTTGGATTCCGAGATTTCGAGGATCGCAAAAATCACACTCGGAAAGTAAACGCTCACAAGAAAGCGCTCAAGAACGGCGAAACTAAGATCCAGGTCACGACTTGAATAAAGCTTCTTACCAGAATATGCTTTTCTTGACTATCGTATCCGGCTCAGGTAAAACCTGAGCACATTTGGAGAATCTCATGGCTGAAGATAAACCCGCGTTCATGGAAGAAGAGGAAGAGGGCATGATGGAAGAGGAGGCTCCCGAAGAGGAGTCTGCTGACAAGCCCGACATTGACGTGGATATCGAAGTTGAGGAGAGCACTGATTTTGCCTCTCCCACAGAAGCTATGGCTGCTGCCATCAAAGAGCATGGCGCCGATCCAGATAAGCTCATGGCTTGGTTTGACGAGTACGGCTACGAGTTGAAGAAGAAAGACGGCGAGATGGAGATGGGAATGGAGGACATGATGGGAGCCGAAGAGCCCCCAATGGTCATGGATCTCGTTTCTATGCGGAACAACGCCGCCTCTAAAGCAATGGAAGGAATGTGAGCGAAGAAGTCGCAGCACCAGCAGCAGCCGCACCCGTCGCAGAGACGGCTGTCGCTGCTTCACCGGAGCCCTCCCAGGCCCCGGCGGAGCAAGCAAGTTCTTCGGGTGGGGGAGCAGCGGCAGTCCCCGCAGGCGCCCCTGCACCCACTCGGGCAGACGACCCGTTCCCGGAAGTTGAGTGGAACTCTTGGGACGGAACGATTGACTCTCTTCCTGAGAGCTATCGGACAACTGCCCAAGGTGTGTCTGACTACTACGAGAAGAGCTACGCCGAAAAGGCAGAAGAGATTGCAACGCTTCGTTCAATGTACGCTGCAATGCTTTCGGAAGACGAAGATCCTCGCATCGGGCAGATGACCTCACAGCTTGAGGATCTCCAGCGCCAACTCGACGAGCGCAACCTTGCTTATTCTGATCTTGAAAAGACAATGGCTACGACAGAAGAACAAGCTGTCGGAGAGTACGTTGATCGATTCTGGAAAGACCACGCAGATCTTGCTGAGAACAAAGAGAAGTTGTCAGTGTTTGCAGAGTTCCTGGCAGAGGACGACACTCATGGCGGAATGTGGGATGCCTACGTTGCTGCTGAGTTGATCGATCTGCCAGAATCAGCGGTCGAGATTGCTATCCAAGCGAAAACGGATGGTGTCTCAGACCAATATGCACTCAAGTTGGCGAAGGCACACGCCGAGCTTGAAGAAGTCAGAGCCCAACCCACCGGTCCTACTCCTGAAGAGATTGCTGCGGCAGAAGCCCAAGCAAAGGCCGAAGCTAAGGCAAAGGCTCCTCGCGCAGGAGCTAAGATTACGAACGGTGCTACTCGATCGTCCCGGCCTCAAGTTGCCAAAAAGTCGATCAATGATAGCGGTTCGTTAGATGAAATGAGACTTCTTGCTGCTCGTCGTGCATTCTCTGTGCATGGTGGGGGCAGGAGATAGCGAGGTTCACCCCTCAACCCCCGTCACCCATAGAGGAAAAGTAAGATGGCAATCAGTCCTGATGTAGTCGCAACCGCACTGCAAGATCTTGCTCCTGGGTACTCGGAACTGTTCTCCCTCTGGCATCCCCTCATGGAGCGGGTTGTGAAGCGGGGCAACGTGGACCGAGCTACACTCAAGGGCCCGTATCGCGAGTTTGTGGTTGTTTCCGGCGGTCCTGGAACCGTCACCCAAGTTACCACTGGATCCGAAGTGATCGCTGGTGGTCGTACCCAATCTGCCCAGCGCGGAAGCTCCTATGCTCCCCGCCTGATCTACGCGTTTGACGTCCCCGGCAAGGACCTCGCAGAGGCCAATGGCGAGAACGATCTGGCCAAGATCATCAAGGCGTACCCCGAGTTGGCTCTGTCCGACTTCCACGAGCGTATTGCTGATCAGCTTGGATCCGGAAACGGAACGGGCGTTGGTGGTTTCCTCACCCTGAACGGTGATTCAACCTACAACCCCGGCCTCGCTGCTGCTCGTACCGGTGCTTTCGAGTTCCTGACCCAGGCTGCCCAGGTTGCTGCTGCTAACAGCATCTTCGGTCTGAACAAGGGAACCACCACGGGTTGGTACAACCAGTACGGTCAGATCTCGTCCTTCGCTACCGATGGTCGTTCGACCATGCGTCAGGTCTACTACCAGGCTTCCCGTCAGGGATCCAAGGCCAGCGGTCCTGTCGATCTGCTTCTCGGTGATGAGGGCTCGTACCTCAACTACATCGAGGATCTCGACGATCAGGTTCGCGTGATGCGAGTTGAGGGCGACAAGGCTCCGAAGCAACTTCGTCAGGGAATCCCCTTCCTTGAGGCAGACTTCTTCCTTGAGCAGTCCATCGACCTCACTCAGTTCAGCACTGGTGGAGCCAACAACGGCGTCGTCTACATGATGAAGACCGATACTTGGCACATGTACACCCTCGGACACGATTCGAACATGGAGACCAAGGGCGACTTCGCCGTTCGCGGTCCTATTCGTATCCCCGAGCAGGACATGTGGCGTTACGAGTACGTCCTCAACATGGGAATGTACTGTGACCAGCTTCGTGCTAACGGTGTCGTTACCGGCGGCGCTACCCCATAAACCCCATAGTCTTAAGGAGACTTATCATGGCTATTACAACTGCGGCTGGTATTTCACCAACCACTGTTACGAATGAGAGTTCTGCTGGTGCAGATGACGCTTCTCAACTGGCTCCTTTGGGGTTCGAGTTGGTAGTGCCAACTGCGAATGCAGGTGAGCAAACTTGGATTTACGTCAAGGCAAACGGTGCCCTGACTGCGGGCATGGTTGTTGCTCGCGGTGCGGGAACTGCTGCCCTGACGTATGCCGATGTTATCCCAGCACCCACTACTACGGGTGTGAATGGTGTCGTTGGAGTTTGTGTCACCCCTATCGGTGACAATGGCTACGGCTTCATCCTGAAAAAGGGAGTCTGCGGAGTCATCGCGGGCACTGGAACAATCGATGTCAACGAGGTTATCGTTGTTGATTCGACCGATGCTGGAACCGCAATGCGCTACACCGCAGGTGCAGCTACCTCTGTTGAGAGCGGATTCGGCTGGGCCTCCGCGAACGGAGCGGCTACCGACGAGGTGCAGTGCTTCATCAACTGCGTCGGCTAATCCAACCGAACTGTAGTAAACTTAGGTGGCACCCCTCTTCGGGGGGGTGCCTACCCTAATAGGAGTGCGTCATGAATCTTGGAGAGATTAGATCAGCAATGTTTTCCCAGGCTGATTGGGCTCCCAAGCAGTCAGAAGACGCCAAGACTCGTGCTAACGAGTTCATCAACCGGGCCTACTTCCAGTTAGTGCAAGAGGCCCCATTCTTGTTTTTTGAAAAACGAGTTGGCTTCGCAACAATCGAAGACGACACCCCAGATACCACAGCGATTCGAGATCTCAATCCAGCATCTCCCGCAGACACTGTTTCCGTGGTATCGACCGACGCTTGGGTTCTCAAGCGAGATCTTCCTACAACTACGGGCGGCTTGATCCCCTGGGACACGACTGGACGATGGAACGGTCGGATGATCCTCATCACGGATCCCAGTGGGACGCAGCATCGTAGAATGATTCGAGACATCTGGACCGATACGAACGTTCAGTACATCTCACTCTTTCAACCTTGGAACAACTTCACCGACACTTTGATGGGGTGGAGAATCTACTTCGAGGACTACTATCTTCCAGACAACGTGATTCAGGTCAACTCGATCCGCCTGTTCAAACAGAACCAGAACTGGCCTCTCGACATTGTCGGGCAGATGGAAGCCGAGTATCTCTCCTTGGCAGATTCTCCTCAGACGACAGTCGGAGGTTTGCCTCGCGTTGCCTTCCGTCGATACCATCGACAGATCGAAAGTCCGACTTCTGCTCCAGTGGCGACTCTCGTTGCCGGAGGTGCAGGCGCTTGGCAGGGACCCGATCCTGCAGGACAGTTTGAGTATTGCTTTACCTACGCTTGGGGACACCGTGATGGTGACTTCCGAAACTTCGGACCCGCACAGCCATATTCCGCTGCCCAGACGGCTCCTTCTCGCCTTGAGCCCTTGTGGGAGTCTGCTCCAAGCCCAATCGTTTCGATCACTACGACAAATGCTGATGCAGGAGCCGCAATCCAACTGACGACTCCCGACATCCACTACATGCAGGGATTCGGAAGGTCCGGAGATCGCCGATACCACCGGGCAGGATGGCGCAAACGAATCTACCGTCGTCGAGTTACCGTCGACGCTGCTGCTTATGGTGCTCTTCCAAACCAGTTCCCTGGAGCCGTCGAGCAGGAAACTCCCGATGCGTTCATTCTCATCGCAGAGATTGATGGGTTCACCACCACTCTGATCGACAACGGGCAGATCCTCCCGGACTACCATCGTCGCCTGCGAGAAGTCCACGGCTACCAATCCATCCGCATGTACCCTCGTCCCAACGAGCGATACCAGGTAGACGTTCGCTGCCTGCTTAGACCCGAAATGCTGAAGGATGACCAGGACGTTCCAGAGATTCATCACGACGGAATGGACGTTCTTCTCTACCGGGCACTTGGCTTCTTGTACGAAGCACAAGGAAACATCGAACTTGCTGACCGAGCCATTGGAAGATTTCGAGAAGCGCTGTTTACCCTTACCAAACGGTACGGAGACTTGCGTTATCCTGGAGAAACTCTAATGAAGAGGCCAGCACGTTCCGGTCGTATTATTGATACGAGACGCGCTTGGCGTCGATGGTACAATCTCCCATCTTCCTGAAAGGAGCCCAACAGATGGCAAAAACAGACGATACAGTCCTTACTCCCGTGCGAATCATCACGGGAGCAGTTTATGAACGCCCACGAGCAGGAGAAGTCGAGCAGGTTGTTTGCCTGGCTCGGATCACAGAGGCTGGAAAGGTCAAAGGCCTCTTCCGTCGTTATGGCCTAACCTTTGAGCGATTCGACGAGGCGTCAGAAGAGATGATGTCTTGGAAGCTCGTGTGGGCTCCCGACGGAAGCCATGAGCCCAAAGTCGAAACAAAGAAACCTGTGAAGAAGAACTCCCGGGCATCAAAGGTCGCTGAGGCCAAATAGTCCATAGGGAGAGTTCATGGCAGATACTCGGTTTCGTCAGAAATCTGATGTCCTCCCGATTCGGGTAGAAGCGGGACAACTGATCCTGCCTGAGACTGTCGGGTCTCGGATCGAAAACATGTTCCTCACAGAAGAAGGAACACTTCGATCTGTATGGGGGCCTGCGCCTTACGTTCCTGATTACGGCAATGGCTTTCCGACCTACAACAACCTGAAGGGCATCTTTCATGCTCGTCTTGGTCCAGAGGGCGAGAAAGACATTCTTCTCATTCAAGATTCGAATGAGATCAAGGTCTTCGAAGGATGGGAAGCGGGATCTGCCACTCCAAACGATGTCTGGGATATCCTGGTTGGCCCCGCAGCTACAGCAGACCTTCAGGCAAACATCGGCTTTGACTCCAAGCCTCGCTTTCCCTGCCAGTTCGAGTCGACTCCAAACGGAATCGTGATCATTCCGGCAGGAGAGTCTTCCCGAGCGTTCTTCTACGATGGCGACACTGTCCTACCTCTGGGCTATGCCACGGCTCCAGACTCCCCCTCGGGCATGGGTCCTGACTCTTCAGGCACTCTTTTCTATGACCACGATGGAGGAAATCTACCCACCTGGGCAGGAAACGGACGAGTCGGAAGCTTGGCCCTGGATTCGGTATCTACAACCAACTTGGCTCGTACCGCAGAGGCAGGCTACCAGTGCGCTGTTCAGTGGATCGATCTCTGGGGCAACCTTTCTCCCCTTTCGGGCAGAAGCTCTACAGTCGTTATCCCAGGCAGCCAATCTTCGGACACGCCTGATGAGGAACTCAAAGTTCTCTTCTGGACAGGCATTGATACTGGACCTCAAGGAACTGTTGGTCGTATCTTATCGAGAACTCGCGATGTCCTGAACTCAGGAACTCTCGATCTGTTTGAGATGAGGAACTACTTCTCGGGCGGTTTCCTGTCTGCTTCTACGATGCCAGATAACATCGGAACGGGATTCCCCGACAACATTCCAGATTCTCTGCTGCTGTCAGAGCCCAAGAATCCAGTCGCAGTGACTCCATTCAAGCTCTACACGCTTGCTTTCGGTCGCGGCTGGGCAGCTAACTTTGAAGACGAGCCGGGCAAGCTGCACCCGTCATTGCCCGGTAGGTGGGGAACATTCCTCGAAAACGAAGAGATCTATCCAGATCCTCGGGGAGCCGAGATCACTGGCATGTGCCAGATCCAGGACGGTCTGCTTGTTTTTACGGAGAACACCACCTTCTTGATCGTGATCTCTTTCGGAGGAGAAGGCTTCCAGACGAAGACTCTGCATCCTACGATCGGATGCGTTGCCCCTTCTTCGATCAAGACTCTGCCCAATGGACAGGCCATCTGGCTTGGACGAGAAGGCTTTTACAGTTGTACGGGATCGGGAGACGGTCTTACGGTCCAGCTTGTTTCTCGTCCAATATCCGCCGAGCTTCGTAAGATCACCCGGTCCCGTGCTCTCCAATCTGCGGCTGCGGTTGATGTCCGAGAGAAGAGGTATCGTTGCTGGGTTCCGATGGAAGGATCTCTCCAGAACAATGTTTGCTGGGAGTTCGACGGCCAAGGTTGGGCTCGAAGGACTGAGGTCAAAGCAGCAGATGTGTGCGTAACTCAAGATCACCGAACCTACATGCTCACAGCAGGAACCTCGCGAGTTGTCGGAAATCTAAACGATCTTCAAGGTGTTTGGCTCTTAGACCATGAAGTCCAGTCCTGGAATCCAACTCCCCGGGCAGCAAGGATCCAGACTTGTTGGCTCCGTTCAGGCTTTGCAGGAAAGCGCGGAAGTCCTACTACGATCTACTTCTGGTTCCGGGAAATGTCCTCGGGCACCATAAACATCGAAATCCAACGAGACTGGAAGTCGAAAGTTATCTACACGGAGACCGCACCTCTCCACCCGACTGACGATGTTCCTCCGTTCTGGGGAAGTGCAATCTACGGAGGGAATGATCCAGAAGGAAACCCTTGGGTCTGGGAAAAGCGCCGCCCTTACTGGACTCGGGTAGATGTTGCGATTCCTTCTTGTGAAGTGTTTCGCCTGAACATTACTCTGAGCAAAGAGCTTTTCGGAGATGACGCTAATCCGGGGTTCTGGGACTTTATCGGAATGTCCTTCGACGAGGTTCCACATCCAGATACCTTCAGGAGTTATCCGAAATGAGTTGGAAGTATCCTAAGTACCGAGTGAGGAACACTCAGGTTGTTGATCTCGAAGATGTAAATGCGAACTTCAAGGAGTTCGCAGACGAGCTTGGAGGACAACTCAACGAGCACAACTGGAAAGAGAATGCCATCGTTGCCACGACTTCTTTAGAGAAGGATGCGGCCTATGCCTGGCACTCAGCAGGAGCATTCGTCCAGCGAGGATCAGATTGGCCTCAGCCTGTGACAGGAGGATCTCCGCAAGACCAGCTTATTTCTGCTCGACCAGTATGGACTCCGCTTGATGACTGCACCCTGACGTTTACCTCTCCGAACTGTCTCTTGTGGATTCATGGATCTTGTCAGATCATTCAAGGTCCAGTCGATGGAACTTCTGGTTTACCCGACGATACTGGGACCATCTGGACCGGTTCCTATTTCGTAGACGTGCAGGTGGCTATTCGCATCGACAACTACGTTGTGCCCGAGTCGATTGTCGGAGGAGTAGAGGTCGATAACGACTCCTTCTCTGGGCTCAGGCAGCCGATGATGCCCGTAGTTACCAGTCTCGTCTTTCCCATAACTACCGGGCAGCACACGATTGAGATCGTGGCTCGCACCACAGGTGTGGTCGTGGATAAGACTGGAGGTACTCAGGAAATCTCTCCAAGAGGATTCTACGCATCCTGTCGAGAGCTTATGGCCCTGGAGATGAGGAGATAGCATGGCTGAGATTTCTTTCGATCCGATTGACCCGCAAGAAGCGTTTACCACAGACTCTCTGAACAACCGCTTTTCTACTGGAACAGGTTCTCTTCAAGCAGCAATCAATGATGTAGAAGAAGATGCAATCGCTCCAGGAGCATTCAACTCCAGCCATCTGCCTTCTTTGGTGCTGTTCCGAGGGCAAACTGCACAGGACGCAGGCGGCCAGTACACCTTCGTAAACTCTCCTTGGCCTGGAGGATGGGCAGTCGTCGACTCTAATGGAGAAACCGGAGGAGGTACCGACTTAGAAGTTGACTTCGGCGCTACTTACAATCTCTCTACCGGGCAAGCGCAGGCCGTCTTTGTCTTGGCGGATCTGTATGTCCAGCACGTCCGACGTACTACTACGCTCTACAGTGATCACGATGGAGTTGCTTTCCGCATCCAGGCTTATAACGGAACATCTTGGGAAACGATCACTCGGACTGAGAGGTTCATTTCTGCTCAGATCACCGGAGGAGCTGCCGAAGCAAACTCTCGTCAGATCAACATGAAGGTTCCGATCAGAACCTGCATCACTGCTGCGGATCTTACGGGCAACACGATTAGCAAGGTTCGAGTCCAGGTCGCCGTTCACAAGGGCATTCTCGTGACCCCTCCCCAGAATCCAATCGCTACGCTTCTTTCTCGAACTTTGACCGCTATCGTTCTACAATCGACCCACACATAGGAGGATCTATGCCAAACGTTGCTATTCCACCAATCGCGGCCGGAACTTCCAATGGAGACGATGTAGAAGATCGGTTCTACAGTCCGACTGTCACGGGCACTACTTCTGCCGAGATCATCAACGGACATTTGGATGTTGCCAATCTGGCGGGCTCTGTGAGCATCGACCGCTCTCAGATTCAGCACGGTGCCCTGTCCCGAGGAAAGACAGAAGGCGGAACGCTGAGTCTCGACTACTTTGGCGAGTTGTTCCCTGCTTGGAATATCGCAGAAGATAGTGGAACGATTGCACAGAAGCGTCGGATGAATCCGCTGTACCAGGTGATTCCTGGAGCTTCTGTTTCTTTCTATCTGCCGTTCGATCCGTCTTTCGTAATGTTCTCTTGGCAAGTTTTCGTTTCTGCCCAGCAGTTTGACTTAGACGATCATGCCTCTCACCCGGCAAATTACTTGCCCGCAAGACTGCGGTTTTTTCTCAACGACGGAAGAATCGCCAATCGAATCCTTACAGTGCCCACGAAGTTCTTCAATGCCTCTGACACCACTGGCACTTATGATCGCCACTGGGCAGGACACCACTTGGCAACCGGTCTGACCGAAGGCTGGAACACTGCCAGCCTCCGGATCGCAGTCGATCCCGGCTACAACGGAACGGGAGGTGGACCAGATTACTTCCCAGATGAGAGTTCAAACACGCACTGCCGTGTTCGAGTTCGTAATATGAACTATGTAGTGTTTAGATAGGAGTTTCTCATGGCAGAAGATAAAAAGGTTACTGATTACGTCGGATCTGGCTTCAAATCCATGGTCGAAGCCAACCGGCAACTCCGAAAGCAAACAGAAGCTCTCAAAGAAGGAACTCTCGGTCCCACTCAAGCCCAGAAGCAGCAGGCCATGCGAGGTGCTACGGATGCTGCTCAACAGCAAGCAGCCGCTGCTGTAGGCGATGTAGCAGAGATGGCTTTCGGCGGAGCCGGAGGCATGATGGGAGGCCAGGCTGCTAAAGCTCTCATGGGCGCAGCACAAGGAGCGGCAGAAGCCGGGACTCAGGCCCAGGTTGCAATCAACGCTCAAGCAGCGCAGATGGCAGAACAACGTCGTCAAGAGACGATGGACGCTCTGAACAAGCAGCGAGATGAGGCTATCGAAACGATCAGCAAGCTTACTTCCGGAGGCGGAAAGGCTCTCGAAGGAGCCGTCGCAGGCCAGCAGGGTTCAGGAGGAGGAGCAGAAGCAGCAGCAGGCATCGCTCAAATGATGATAATGATGTGCTGGGTTGCTCGTGAAGTCCTCCCCGGGCAGTGGAGAGACTGTCGAACTTACATCCTGTTCGGTGCTCCGAAGTGGTTCCGATCGTTCTACATCAAGAACGGACCCGGGATCTCAGTGTGGCTCTGCCACAACCCCTGGGCAAAGGTTCCCCTCCGTCCTCTCTTCCGCTACTTTGCTTGGCGAGGTAGAAAGATGGGACAGGAAAATCCTGCTCTCCTCGAAGCACAATCTCATCTGCTGTAGGAAATATCATGGCTGAAAACGATAGGAATCTGGCTCTCCTGTACCGGATCGTAGAAGACAATCCAGAACTCGCTAAGATGCTGGAAGACCGCGCACAGGACCAGGAGCAGTACCGAAACTACCAGCGGGCTCTTCGTGTAGGAGCCCGAGGATTGACTTTGGAGACAGCACCGGATCTTCGAGATCGTCAGGAAGCAGCACTCAAGTACCTTCAGTCGATCAATGACGCAGCCGATGATCTTGCCACAGCCTCTACTCCCAAGATGTCTCCGATCATTGAGGCCATCTTCGGGCTGTACAAAGGAGACATCTCAGGCCGATCAGGAGTCAACCGGGCCAAAGTCACCGAGCTTGGTGATGTTCTTGATGATGCCTTGGTGGAGAGGTCTACAGCGCAAGACGAGATCTACGAAGAACCTCTTTCTAAGTTTCCGGATATTCAATCAGAGATTCGTCAGATCGCTTCCTTGCAGCAGTCGGATCCGGATTCCCTGGCTGAAGCTATTTATGCGGGGATGGCAGACACCTCTACTAATGCAGAACGAGCCGCACTTCTTACTTTCGCGGCAGATGAGGCAGGACTCGATGCGAATCAACTTAGAGAACTCTTGATCACTAAGGGAACAAGCGCATTAGATCCTTCTCGACGGAGTGAGCTTGGAAGAATCTTCGATGAAGTAGACTCGGATGTTCAGCTAAATCTCCAGAAGATTGATCGAGCAAACAACCGAGTTCGGGCTGCTTCGAACGAGCTTCTTTCCCAGTACGGAGGAATGACTGGAGCACAGAGGGATTTCCTCAACAAGATCCAGAGCGCAGTCCTCGGTGGAGACGATGCGATGCTCCGTCAGGCTGTTGGTCTTGAGCGTCTGGAAGGTCTGCCTGAGACTGAAGCCGCAAAGCAGATGCGACAGATCGTCAACGACATGATCAAGCTCCCCGAGGGCGTTGACTACTGGAAATCAGACGTGCAGCATGTTGCGGACATCCTTGCCAGTCCAGCGTTTATGGAAGCCGCTAAGGAGTTCGGATACACCGGACCTCCTCGTGAGGTTCTCCAACGAGTCACGCAGAACTATGAAGGCGAAGTCGGACAACTCCGTAAGATGGACGACATCCGAGATGCCTACCGCATCATTGATGGCAACCAGCCAGCAGGGTCTCCCGGCCGTTGGCTGAAAGCACTGATCACTCGTATCTTCAATCCCAACGAGTACGCACAAGTTGCGCGAGAGGCAGGAAACCCTAACTTCCTGCCTGCTCCCGATTCTCCTGAAGAGATTCGAGAAGCAATCGAACAGGGTGTTCAGGAAACAGAAGCAGAAGTAGAAGCCGGAGTTGTTGCTCCCCCTGAGCCCGAGATCCCTGGGCAAGCTCCCGAAGAAGCTGCTGCTCCCGCTCCAGAAGCTGCTGCCCCAGAAGCTGCACCCGAGGCTGCTCCAGAAGGAGTACGTCGCCGTCCAGGAGACGAGGGTCTTCCTTCCGAGGGAACAGTACGAGCCATGCAGCGTATGGCAGATTCCCAGGGCCGTACTCTCCCCATCGGGCAGACAGGACTGTTCGTTCAGCCTGGGCAAGAGGGACGACTCTTCGAAACAGCAGAAGGACGAGAAGGAGAACTTGTTCCCTTTGCTCCTGATGCGCCTGGTGCAGAAGAAGCAGCAGGAATGCCAGCCGAAGGCGAGCCAAGAACTGGAACTGACGGCGTGTATAACTATACGCTCGATCCCGATGGGACAGTTCGCTTCATGAGGCGAGGTCGCGAGATTCGCGTAACTGACAGCCAACCAGGAGCTTACTACTCGATTCTTGAAAAAGCATTCGGAGAAGAGATCCCAGAGCGTGCTCGGCCTCTTGTACAAAGAGCACGAGACCGACTGGCAGGAGGCGCTACTCCTGCTGACGAGGATGCTGATCCAGGAGTTTTGGGAAGCGTGGCCCGGGAGGTAGCGGGGATGGCTGGAGTTCCTCTTCCTGGAGGTGCTGCGGCAGCAGCCGCTCCCGGTGCTCCTGCGGAGCCAACGGTTTTAGAGCCGGAAGAGGTTCGATCTTCTACTGGAGAACCGGAAATCCCAAAAGACATTCTCGGCTCTTTTGCAGGCGGACCTCCAATAGAAGAGCCTCCTCCCGGAGAATCGGAGACCGAACTTCCGCCGCCTCCTCCAGAGCAATCACTGCGGCCAAACGAGCTTCCTGAGCCTGAGACTTCTCCGGATGTCCCAGAGCTTCCAGAACTGCCAGAATCAGACGTTGCCGCAGAAGAAGAGCAGTACCAGAGAGACTACGCTTCTGGAAGGCTTGGCCAACAAGCTCGAAACGAAGCAATCATCCGGGCCAGTGGAGCCGACGATATTTCCCTGGAGTCAGCACTCGCTACGACTGAACCCGAGGAGACTGCGCCGGAAGTGCCAGAGCTTCAAACCTCTGAGCAGCCAGATGAGCTTCAACAGTCTGAGCCCGCAGGTGCTGGTCCAGAGCCAGGGACTTCTAAGCAAGCACCCTCTTCAGCCGAGAATCGAGAAGCTCGTGAAGACGTGACAGGCAAAACTCGTAAAGCAGCCCGCGAGAGGGCAGATGCTGCGAGCGCTGCGAGCTTAGACCAAGCCGCCCAAGAAGCGGTTGCCGCAAAGATGACTCCGAGACCTCTTACCTCAGAAGAGAAAGCAGCCCTGAATATGAGTGCAAACGCTGCCGCCGTTCCTGGTGCTGGACAAGCAGCAGTCAGCACGGGACCGCAGACTCAGAAAAAGAAAGACGACTCAGAAGGGTTGGCGGCTCTCAGAAACATCCAGGGAGTTCTACAGAGTATTCCGGGTCGACCATAAGAAGGTAAAACATGGCAACTCCAGAGCAGCAAACTTCTGTACTCCTCGAAGATCAAGAAGAGGAGACGCCTGAGTCCCAGGAACAGGAAGAAGAGACCATCTCGTTCCAGGCTCCGCAGCCTCCTGCGGTCCAGGACCGGGGTGCTGCTTTGGCTGGAGAGGACATCGATCCTGCTGCTTACTTAGGGTATGACGCCCGAAGCGCGATCCGAGATCGAAGCCCTGTTGTACAGCAGCAGATCGACATCTCCCGGGCAAAGAGGCGAGCCGGACCGGCCAGAGCGCAGCAGAGGGGGACGGAGTTCTACGCTCCTCTTCGGCAGACTGTGGGTACAACTCCCGTTCCTCTCGATAGGCCCTGGAGTACGCGAGAGGAACAAGAGCGCGAATCACCTGATGTCTACTTAGACTCAAACGACCCTCCGGAAGGTTGGCAACCATCTCCCATTGAGGTCAATCGCCTGGTGACGGAAGGACTCTTGTCTCCCGAAGAAGCAGGAGATGTGAATACTGTCTGGCGGGCAGGAAGAGCTTCAGCGAGAAACCAAGGAGGCGCTTCTTGGTTCGGGCAGAAGACAATCGAAGGAGAAGTTGCTCGTGAGCTTTCTCCGGAAAGCGCAATCCAGAAAGCGATGGTCTCGCAGATTCCGCTGAACTCACGAGAGATCCGAGGCGACATTGTTCTCGATACGCACAAGATGTTTCGGCAGACTCGTGAGTACTGGAAAACTCAGTTTACGGAAGATCTTCTCCGGGAAGGAAGATCTCCTTCGGATCTGTCTCCGGAAGAAGCAGAAGAACTCAACAAGCTGATCGACCAACGAGCCCTGAACTCCATGGGTGTGTTCATGAACTCCGGTGGTCGGATGTTCTACACGGATGCTTTCGACCGAGACATCACCAAAGACATCGCAGATGCAGCCTTCGGAACTAAGTTCATCCGAGCAATCGCGGCTCCTACTACTTACGGAAGGATCGGTGCTCAAGTCCCGGGCAGTGGCTATGGAGCACAGGCAAGTCGGCTAAACCCCGTCGTCAACCCAGTCACGATGTCCTCCGAGGGACTCCTCTCTCGTTTCGGTCGATTCGCTCCGTCGACTTTCTTCACGCCTAAGATCTTCGGAGGTCACGAGATCGGAAGCGAAGAGTGGGTCGAAGCCATCCGGGCAGGAGACGAGATCACCGAGCACATCGGTGACATTGCCCGAAGGATTGACGGAGTAGAACCAGGCGGAGAGACCAGCACGTTTGCGAAAACCGTCGCAGGGGTTGGAGTCCTAAGCTTGATTGTCCTGGAACCGGACATCGTTACTCTCCTGACCCTGCCTGCCAGTGGTCCAGTAAAAGCAGCAAAGCTTGCCCAGGCAGGTAGGCGAACTCGGAGAGCAGCAAATCGTCTTCGAGAACTTCAGCAAGAGTTCGACGATGGATTGAGTATGGCCAAAGCCCAGCGGGCTCTGGACGACTATGATCGAGCCCTGATGTTGGCTGTAAACACGCCAGCAATCACCCGTTTCCAGCAGATGTCTGCTACTCGTCGAGCCTCCGGAAGTGGCATGAAAGGCTACGACGACATGTACGAAACGGCAGGAGCGGCTCGCGAAGAGGCAGAAAGACTCCGCAAAGAACTCGATGAGTTCGCAGAGTCTGCAACGACTGCCGAGCAGAAAGCCATGGTCGAGCTTCAAGAAGCCCGAGTAGCTGAGCACGAACTCTGGGCAGCCTATACTGAGCGAGAACTCGTAGAAGGAGAGAAGAATCTTTTCCTCGAAGCTCTTGGTTTGTCACCAGAAGATGCTGCAAAGATCCGAACGGAACGAGGCGTTCCAATCGATGAGCGAGCCGCGAGGCAGTTAGAGCGAGCAGCTTCTCTGGCTAAGAAGCAAGAGAAGGCAATCCGGAACAGCAAGGAGTACAACAAACTCCTGTCGGACTACGATAAGAAAGCCAACGAGCTTGGCGAGATCTTCAACACTCTCCAAGAAGGATTCTTGGGAATCGAAGAAGCCCAACGAAAAGGCGGCGGTCTTCGAGTTGGGTGGGAAGTTCTCTCTACGAAAGGCAACCGCCTCTCCCGGGCAGTCACTGAGACTTCAGAGCCTTTCTCCATTCCAATCTATGGACAGAAGGTCCGACTTCCTACTCCTGCGGGTGGATCCGTCATCCGCACAGTAGAAGGCATCCGCATTCGAGGGCCAAAGTCCGGACGATTGTCTAAGGGCAACGACAATCAGATTGTTCTTCAGGTCAAAGGCAAGAGCGGAGAGATTGAAGAGTACGTCCATCCGTATCGACTGCCCGAGAATGCAGCCAGAAACATCCGATCTAAGATCAAAGAGTTCGAGGAGATGCACAAAGTAGTCGCTGCTGAAGGCGGACTCATGGAGCAGATCGTCGAGTTGCGTAGAATACAAGACCTGGGCAAAGAACGGGCTGCACATCTTCGATTAGGCGGTGCTGCTGATCGAGTAAAGAGGTTCCAGAGGGCAGAAGAAAAGCTCGCAGAGGCGTCTAAGAAGTACAAAGAAGCAACAAAAGCAGCCGGAGTTTCGCAGAAGGACTTCGACAAGCTTTCTCGGAAGTTCGCCAAGAAGGGAGAAGAAGTCTTCAAGGCAGAACAGAAGGCCAGCCAACGCGCTCTCATGCGAGAGATCTATGCAAAGAGCATCGATGACGTAGCTTCTGGTCTGGAGAATCTGCACAAAGCAGGACTCGAAAACCTTGGAGTCGTCGGATTCAAGACGCCTAAGCAGATTGCGAAGAGCATGAAGGCAATCGCGGATTCAGATTGGAACGCACTCCGGAGTTTCGGAACGAAACTCGACGAGGGCCAGGTTGCTCGTGCCTACCGTAACCTGATGAAGTCTGCGACTAAACTCATCCCGGGCAGGAGAGGCGAACAAGCAACCTTACAGGTTGACGCAGACAAACTCATGAAGGGATTGGCTTCTGAGCTTGGCGGACCTAAGAATCTTGCCGAGATCACAAAGGCTTCTCCTCCCCTCAGAAAACTTCTGGAAAGAGTGAAGACCGAAGGGTCTGACATTAGCCTCGATCTTCGAGAAGCTTCTGCTCTACAAGAAGAGATTCAGAGTCTGATTCGAACAGGTCAAGCTCAGAGACTGTTCACCGATGATGTAGCCTGGGGTCGAGCCGTCAACGAAGCTTGGCGAGACATCGGCATCGAGAAGAAGAGCAGCAAGTCTCTGATTCGAAGGTTTGCTGGAGGTACCCTTCGGAGCATGTCGAATGGATTCCAGGAAGCCTCTGGCATGATCCCGGGCTTCAACATCGAAGACCGAATCGGACTGGTAGGCGATCAACTCGAAGAGGCATTCAAGCAGACAGAACTCCTGCTCGCAGAGGGCAAACAAGAACTTCTCCAGTGGGCCAAGGCCGATGGCTTTGGTGAGACTGCGGAGGAGAAGCTTCTTGGAATCCTGGACTTCCAGGGAGATCTTCAGCTTCCTACTGGTCCTTCCCGCTGGTCAGTCGCCAGTGGCATGGGCACTCCTTACCAGAAAGGAAAGCTTGGAATCCTGGCAGACACTCGAATCGATCCGGTCGAACAAGCTCGGCTGGCTCGGGCGGAAGCCTCCAGGTCTAAAGAGATTCAAGATCTGGAAGACGGTCTCGTTGCTCGGATCGAAAGCCTAAAGGCAGAAGGCAAACTCAAAGAAGGACTCACTGAAGAGTTCCTTGATGAGATGAAAGATGCTGTTGCTCGTCTAACAGATGAGATGGCAAAGGAAGGATTCAAGCCCGTGTCTGCAATCACGGGCGCACCGATCAGCTTGGTATCTGTCTCTCGTATGTGGGTTCCACGAGGCGAAGTTACCGCAGTCGCTAAGGAAGCAGGTCCTCTCTTGATGGGACTTGCGAAGAAGTACTTAGATGAATCTCCGGGCTTTGGTCCTACCAAGAATGCTCTTGGAGAAGTCATCGACGTGGGCTTTGCCGAGAAGATGCGGAAGGCGACTTACGCAATCATCGGCAACACCGAGTACGACGTAGCTCGTGCTTACGCATTCGCCAGCTCTGGCCTCGTGACTTCCGCGACTCTCAGCACGCTGAAGAATCGTATGGCGAAGTCTTTCGGAACATTCAGTCCGGAAGAGGCAGCAGACATCAACCGTCTCTTGGCAGGAGAGTCCTTTGAGGATGTCGGAGACATCGACAAGGCAATCCAGAACCTCAACCGTTTGGGTATGCCGTTCACTCAGAAAGACTTCCAGGCTGCCCGAGGAGTACCGATTGTCTCTTCCGCCAAAGAAGCTCGCTCGAAGAGACTCGTGGAGATCGGAGCCGGAAGCTATGCTCCTGAGAACCTGATCCGATCTTTGGATGTTCTTGCAGGAAGAATCGCCAAAGAGTTCGATCCGTTCCCGAGACAGGTCACTGGCAAGAACGCGGCCCTGGGTATGGTCGATGATTACCTCCGGTTGTGGAAAGGATCTGCTGTTACGGGTCTCCTCGCTCCGAACCCTCGATACTGGACAAACAACATGTTCGGTGACTTCGTGCAGATGTGGCAGGAAGTTGGTATAGCTCGGGCAGGATCTCTCAGCTTCGTCAACGGAATGACGAACATCCCGTTCTTCGGACGAGGTCTGCAAGAGAAGACGCTGTTCATGGCGGAGCGAGTTGCAGGAAAGTCTGGAAAGGGAGTCGCCCTCCCGGGCATGGTAGACACGTTCTTGAACCCGCATCTCGCTCGAATCTACAAAGGCGAGAAGGGAGAGTTCATCACAAAGAACGGTGACGTGATCACCTTCGATCAGGCTCGTCGCTATGCCCTGGAAGATGGAATCAACGATACGTTCGTTCGCGAAGAACTCCTCGACACCTTCTCCCGGGCAGCGGCCCAAGGTGAGAAGTCGATGCCGAACTTCTTCAAGGAGTGGCAGGGACTGATCTACAACCATGCTTCGATGGTCCAAGACCGTCAGCGAATGGGCCTGTATCTCGACAGCCTCCAGCGAGGAATGAGTCGCCAGGAAGCCAAGAAGACAGTTGACCGTGCTCTCTATGATTGGAAGCACGGAATCTCTGAGACCGAAGCAATGATCATGACTCGCTTCGTTCCTTTCTGGAGATTCTACCGTCTGTCCATGAAGCAGATGGGCTCAACTCTCCTTGAGCCTTTCGTTCGCAATAACAGCGAGTTGGCTCGTAAAGCCCTGACGGGCGACAGTCGTCTGGCTCGACTTCGACAGAACTTGCTCATCTTCCCGAACTTGCCAAACTTCTTCTACCAGGATGGCACTTACGAAGGCATGAGCATGAACGAGAAAGTGGATGCCGTGGCTCGGGAACTCTATCCCTCCTGGGCAGATACTCGACCGAAGTTCGGCGTCATTCCTTTCGATCCAGTTCGCCGTCAACGGTACAAAGAGATCACCGGAAAAGACTACACACATGCCATGATTTTGGCTCCCCAGCACACAGGCATGGACATGTTTGACATGACCACTGCTTTGTTTACCGGAGTCGGCATGATGCTCGGGAAGCTTCCGGGAACCTCTTCTTTCGGGGCAGGATTCAACGCTCCTTCAGATGTCGGTGCTCGATTCTTCGAGCCAATCTTGGGCGCAGCTTCTCCTCCATTAGAGATGTCGATGCGTGCCCTGCTCTCTACGATGAATGCAGATCTGGATTACCAAGTGCGAGGCTCTTTCCGGAGCATCAGCCCAGAAGAAGAGACAGTTTGGCGCACCATCCCGGGCCTAAGCTCCCAGCTTCGAGAAGATCCGGAAACTGGTCGAAGCCAAGTTCCGATTGCCACTTACATGGCATGGCGAATGCTTCCGATCGGATCTACTCAGGCTACTGCTTGGATTGGAGCAACCACCTCTCCTGAGTGGGAACAGGGATTCCGAAAAGGATTCATCGCTGCAACCAAGCGACTGACCGGTTTCATGCGAGAGTCTCCATTCAACATCCAGGACGAAGTAGATGGACGCATGCGGGACATCCGAAGGGAGTTCACCGAGTTCATCAAGTCGGCGCCTCCAACCTTCGAGCCTTACAGCGGCGGAAGAATCGAGGGTCTGGGAGAAACGCTCCAGCGCAAGGTCGAGCAGAGAGGAATGAGAAGCATCCTCGACAAATGATCTCGCGCAAAGTAAGATTCCAATAACTTCTGCGAAGAGCAGAAGTCCTCACTGAAGATAGTTTGAGAAGACTCACGCATTAGGAGAGTAAACAATGCCAGTCATGAAGCAAAAGTCCATCCAGCCTGCCCGGAACATCCCGCACGCTGAAGGCATTCTTATGTACAACGGGACCGGAGCCGCCATCGCAGCCAACACGCTCGTGAAGGTCGCTGCCTCTGCTCCCACGGGCCAGTCTTTGAACATGACTGCTACCGACGTGGACGCCTCTGCTCCTGAGAACGGCGCTGTCCCACTGTTCATCACCCGCCACGCAGTGCCTGCTGGAAAGTACGGAGTCGTCCTTCCCTGGGCAATCCTCTCTAGCTTGGACACGTCAGCCACGGGACTCAACATTCCTGCTGGAGATCCCGTCTACCTTCAAGATGACGGATCGTACGGCCCTGCTGTTGGAACCGTTGACCGCGTTGTCGGTGTGTGCTTGGTGCAAGACGACGAGGACGGTGTTCTCTTCATCAACCTCCAAATCGGCGGCGTCGTTACGCTTGCGTAGGGGGCCTGATGGCTGGAGCAGTAAGTAAGAAAACCTGGATTCGAGGCTCGGGTGGCCGTATTGGTGATGGAGAAATCCAGATTGCCAATATGCCTATCCGTGGCTGGATTCGTCGTGCCCGTTGTAGCGCAGCAGGCGGAGGCAATGTCACCCTATCTGTCGGAGAAACCTCCGCCGGAACGGGCTTTGCTACCGTGCTTGCTTATAGTGCCACAGCGACTCCACTCGACCAGGAAGAAGATCCCGGAATCTTCTATGAGATTCCAGCTTCGGCCACTGCCGGATCTACAGGAACTCTCTTTGTAGACGTCACTGGCTCAGGGCTCATCAACATCTCTCTCGATATTGAGCCCGCCAACTAAGGGGGTTCAATGGCAGAGAGGCGTTCACGACGCGAGTCTCCGGACACACGAGTTGCTCTCTCTAAAGGAGAGCACTCGTTTCTCTCGGAGGAGCAGCTAAAAGATCTTGCGGCTCTGTATATGTACGGATCGGCGGCAGGGTTCGACTTTTCTTCTCTTCCTACCGATCCGGCGGAGAGGAGACGAGTCTTGTCTGGCTACCGTCCGTCTCGCGTTTGGGATGTCTTTCCCAACTATGATGAGATCACTCGGGGAGATGTCCAACAACTTCTCCAAGGGCAGGACCCCTTCCAGCCTGGATCTTTCGGGTTTCGAGTACTCGCAGCATCCGGGGACTACATGCCCGAGAGTAATCTTCGAACCTCGTATGGTCGAAGAGCAGATGAGGGTCCAGCCCAGAGCTTCGAAGAAGCAGAGGGACTGGCCAGCGAAAGTCGAAAGCGGAACATTACTGGCATGCCCGGTGTGGGGACGGCGGGGATGCTCGCAGGTCCGGCTATTCTTCGAGGAATAGAAGCAGGTTCAAGATTCTTCACGGGACCTTCCAGAGAACAGAGGGCAAGATCTGCTGAAGACTACTTAGCTGAGATTCGAGGACACGCTGGAGGGGCCGCTTTCCGTCGGGGAAGAGAAGCCATGCTCGGAGATGTCCGAGAAGCAGATGCAGACATGATCGATGCAGTTCTTCGCTCGGGAGGAACCATCGATGAAGCTGCTGTCCAGTTGATGGGAACTAAGCCTACCGAAGCATTGAACAAACTCTACGATCGAGTGATTCCAGATAAAGCTTTCGCTGGAACATCAGGTTTTCAGGATCTCGGGGCTCTTCTTGCGCCCGGTCCCTCACAGCTTGGATATCCTGGAAGAGACGCCGCCATCCTTGACGAACTATCCTCCGAAGAAAGGGCAGAAATCGCAGAAGGACTCGGACGATATGAGACTGCGGTAGAACTCTCAAACAGGGTGGCGAGACAACGAGGCGGAGTAAGTCGTTTGGCCCAGATGAAAGAGAGAGGGCTTATCGACGAGGATGAGTACAACCGACGGGTTGCTCGCGTCTTTGAGATCCCGAATGTCCAACGGGAGCCACGCACTTCCGAGCCAGCGCCTACTCCAACCACTGCTCCTGAACCCACTCCATCCCCCCGGGCAGAAGAGCCGACTATGCAAACTCAGCCTGAGCCTACTCCTCAAGCTCGTCCTCAGACTGAGATTCAGAGAACTCGACTTCCGAAAAGATACCGTAATCCTCTTACAGGGGAGTTCATGCAATGAATGGTTCCAGCAGTTGTCCGAGTCACAATGGCTCGAAGAAAAGAGATTACGCTTGCGAGTACAAACAGCAGAAGAAGAATCCTGAAGCCGTTCGAAAGAAGAACGACAGGAATCGACAAAGAAGAAAAGCCGAGAAGGAAGGTCGGGTCAAGAAGGGAGATGGCAAGGAACTGCATTCTCCCAGCGGACATGCCAAGAACGGAGATCGAGTAGTTGCCCAAGAGGCGAAAGAGAATGAGAACTACTGGGACGATGACCGGTCTGATATAAAGGAAATCAAGAAGAAAATCTCGATGTCGATCAAAGCGAATAAGAGAAAGTCGATGAGGAAATCGTAATGGCAAGAACAATCCCAGCACCTTCTGGCGGAAGAACTGTCCCTGCTCCTGATGCAGGCGGCGGCGGTGGTGGTGGAAATCCATACCGCGACTGGACCGAACTCGACATCCATGACGCCAGTCTCTGGCAACGAGTTGATCAACCCACGGGCCCCGCACGCCTCGGCACGATCTCCTCCGACGGTACGGTGCTGACTTACGACAATCCCAACACGGGCGCAAAGCAGATGCAGCCCGGTACGTTGAAGGGAACACTCTACATCGCAAAGGCACACTTGAAGCCCTATGAGGAGTGTGGTTTGGCAGAGCCTTCTGGAGTTACTCCGAACCAACTCTACCCTGAGCAGTTCTCGATCAAGGTTGAGCTTCTGTGCGACGACATCCCCATCACCGGGCCCGTAGGTAGCGAGAGCACTTTTGGCTACGGCCAATATGGGCAGATCGGTGTCGGCTTTGTCCATTACGCGACCGATCAAGGCGGTACGCCTGTAATGCCGAACGCGACTCTCGAATGGGCAATGGCTCGGGTCTACAAGAACCAGACCTCAGATCCCACGGGGACGACAAGCGCTGGCCTCTACAAGGCTGGGTATATGACTGGCGGAAACCAGGCGTCAACTACAGGTGCAACCTGGAAGTGTCAGTTTTCGCCCCAGCGTGACGTTGACCACAACGCCATCATCTTCCAAGCAACCTTCGGGGCGACAAGCCGCAACAGCGTTGATCGATGCTTCATCCACGGCGGTTCTTACGCGACTACGAATCCACGAGCGAGATTCTTAGGCTCCGCTATCGGAACCAACGGCAACAACGCAACCCAGTTTACTGGTGCTAACGACCGCTACGTCCACAT